GGTTTCGTGGTTATAGCGAGCAGTGAAAGACTCCTGTGCAGAGTCGTAGCTGATGGCGGCGCCTTCAGCCTTGACCGGTGCCGCACCGAATCCAGACAGCTTCACTTCTTCTTCAAACGAACGCTCGGATGATTCAGTTTCGTAAATCATCGTGTGCTCGTCATCGTACCGCTCATACTCCAGACCGAACAAGGCGTTCAGACCGGGGAGCAGTTCTTTCAGCATTTGTGCGCGTGAAATAGCCATTTTTTAGGTCTCCTTAAACGCCGAGAGCGGTTTCATAGGCATGGCTTAACGGCACATAGGTGACAATGCAATCTGTAAAAGCATCACCCACGGCACTTTCTGGCCCGTCTACAAAATCAATGATCCGCAGTGGTAGGGCGGCAGTCGTTGCAACAGAACTGCCATCAAGGGCGTTCTTGCTTCGCCCAATCGAGGTTGATCCAGCGGTCATAACCGCCGCAACATTGTTTCCCAGCCCGGTTTGAGCAATAGACTCATCGGCTTGCATCTGGAACAACAGATCGGGATCATCAACGACATAAGCCACGATGTCATCCGCCGCAGTTGAAGCAGGATACTGCTGGTTAAAGGTTTTTTGGTTGGTACTGGGATCGGTGTAGGCACAGCCGACAAAAACGCCGACGATACCTGTCGCCACGGTAGTTGTAAAACTTGCTTTCTCTACCGTGCCAGAACTAACCAGCTTTACAAAGTCGCCATAAAAGATTCCCGTGCCATAGTTGTTGGCAATCTTGATATGGCGCACTTTCCCGGTGAAAGAACCAGAAGCACTGAGCGTGCCGACAGGTTCCGCACCCATTGGAGTAGCTGTAGTAGCCATCTATCTCTCCTTAAAGGATTGTAGCTAACGAAGCCGCTCCGTCTTACGGGAGTCAGCTTCGACCAAAGGTTGTCCGAGTAGACCGCTCTGGATTCAGAACGGGCATTCGGGGGTCGTTTTGCTTGAGGAAGTTGTTGTCCACAGACTCCATCTGGCTAGACGCCATTTTCTGGAAATGCTCCTCGCGTGCCTGCATCTTCTCCTCGGGCGCCTTGCACAACAGCAAGCCTCCGATTTCGATGTTGCCTTCAAAGCGAGAGTCAATGTCTGACATGACGCTCATTTCGGGATGATCTTCCGCTCGCACGGGAGTCCAGCCCTCTCTGAACTTCTGAGAGACATTGGTGTTGTCTGCATGCCCTAACGTGCTGGTGCGTACCCAACGGAATACCCATCCGTCTTGCGGATCAGGCGTTGGTAATACGGAGGCAGGCATCCAAGAGTCGGATGGACGTTCTTCAACTTCTCGGGCTTCAGCCGCCCGCGTGGTGCGCTCTTCTGCCATTACTGATTCTCCTTGAGTATCTGGTTGGCATACTGTTCTACTGTAAGCCCAAGTCGCTTTGCGAGAGCGACCTGAGTTCGACTCAGCCTCACTTTGCGTGGCTTGGCACCGTTATTCCTTTCGGAAGGCGCCACCACCACGGATGGACTGCGGCGGGTCGAGGAGGGTTCTTCAGTCGCAAAAGACTGCTCACCCGAGTCGTGCTGTTCCCCGCCGAAGTATTCTGGAAACTTATGACGTACCCTGTTGTTCAGGGATTCGTAATACTGGTCTGAGTCAGGCGCTACGCCTTCCTCGTTTACAAGGTGTTCGTGTACGCCGTAAGCAAACGCGGTCATCTCCGCATGCCCCGGCTGTTGGAACCACTCCTTGTTCTCTTCTGCCCAAGACAGCGCCTTCTCAGAAGGCTGTCGCATTTGAGCTTGAGCCTGAGCCTGAGCTTGCGCTCGCTGTCGGGCCTCTTGCTCTTGTTGCGCCCACTGCTGTTGTTGCTGGGCGTGCTGTTGAGCACGGCCTTGGTAGCTGTTGCCATCACGAATAGCCGCATCGTACTCAGCTTGCGCCTTGTTCAGCGCCTTCTGGGCTTCGATCTGTCCGTCAGTGTTGCCCTCTTCCACGGCTTTACGCATGGCTGACTCAGCCTGCGAAACCGCCAAGGTGGCTCGATCCTTCATTTGACCAAGCAATACCGCCTCGCCTTGATGCAGGATCTGCTGAAGGTTTTGATTCTCCTTCGTGACCTGCTGGGCTACGCGAATTGCCTCTTCACGCATACGCTCCGCATCTTCTCGCATGCGGCGCTCTTCATGTTGCTGGTAACGCAACTTGTTTATGCGCTTCTTAACTTTGTCGCTGTAACCGGCCAGTTCGTCGTCGTCGCCATCTTCCTGCTGTGCAGACTTGGCGGGTGGACGCCGATCCTCTGGCGGTCGATCATCAACAACTTCTACATTGAAGTCGTCATCTTCGTTTGGCTTTTTGCCAATCGTGGTTCGCACGCCGAGAAACTTCTCTTCTTGCGACATGGTTTGCTCTACTGCCTGATCTTCGCTCATACCTTTTCAATCCCCCTTGGGTCATCAACAACAGCCTCGACGCTGTCGTCGTTAATGAGCCTAAATTCCTTGCCGTGTATCTTGAACCGAGTACCGCTATACGAACGCATGAGCACCCAGTCTCCTTCTTGGCAATAAGGGCCATTCGGAAACCGTTTCTCGTCGTTGTATGCGTCTGGTCCGGCCTTTAGGACAAACCCGCAGATAGAGCCTATTTCCTCTACATGCAGTGTCTCTTTGGCCTTGATGATGCCGCCCTCAGTTTTTTCGTCGGGTTCCGGCAATGCGATAAGGAGTTTGTATCCCTTGGGTTCTGGAAGCTGGCTTGCTTGCCTCTGCTCCTGCGTCATGGTGTACGTCCCTGCACCGAAAGTTGGCGTTCGGAGTCGCCTTGCGCCGCTTCGTGCGGCGAAACTATTCTCGATCCATCCTGTCGTTTAGGTCGAGAAGCTCGCGTTCGGCGTAGGCCAAGCCTTCAATAATGCCGACACAACGAGAATAATCGTTCATGTCCTTACAACCACCACCTGCGATATGGTCCGTAATCTCGTTCATGTGATTACGAAACATATCCTGTAGTGCTCCTAACAAGTTATTTGTAGCACGTTTACTCATCGTCAATCAAGTCCCTAACCAAACTAAAACCAGACCTAAACCCTTCCATTTCCGCTTGCGCGCTCATGGTGTCTTGCTGAGATTGAACCTTCGCGGCGATTTTTGCCGCCTCCAGTCGCTCTTCTTGCTCCATCTTTTCGTAGTCAAGAGCAGTCTTTTCTCTAGCTTTTTCAAGGTCCGCCTGTATTCTAGCCATCTCGGCTTGGGACTTAGCGATATCCACCTCGGCCTTAACAACCGCCTGTTGCTCTTTGATGTCGAGGGATCGCTGATCTGATTCAGCCTTTGCCAGAGCCTGTTGCTCTTTCAGCGCGAGTTCGCGCTCTCGCATCTGAATCACGGGATCTTGTTGCATTTGTGCGTTTTGCTCGGCCTGAGCTTGCTGTTGCGCCTTCCCGGTAAGCTGTGCGGCGGCTGGCGCCACGAGCTTAGACAGGCGGTATTCGATATCTTCCGGCAGAGGCTCATCTGGCGGTGGCAACTCCACGCCTAGCTCGCGCTCTATCTGGCGCCGGTACTCAAATGCAACATGCTCGGCAACGTGCGCCGCCATCGCGGCCTGAGCCGCTTGCGCGTTGGGGCTTTGACTTGCAATCGCCATCAACTGCGGATTCTCCATCATAGACATGTGCACTTGGATATGTGCTTCATGGTCTTGATAGATAAATGCCTTAACGGGTTCGCCGTTAATGATGTTCATGTTCTCGGAGACCGGATCAGTTGGCTTGATATCGTTCTCAGTCGGAACAAGTTTGTCTGCATCCTGAATGCCCAGCACCTCCAGCATTTGGCGGTGTAGCATGGGGATGTCGTACATCTGTGGTGCTTGCGCCGCAAGCTGTAGTGCGGCTTGATACTGCATGATGCGCTGAGCCATTGTGCCCGCGTTTGGATCGCTGACCGGAATAATATCTACCCGATCATCAAAGTCTGCTCTAGCCAGAGGGCCATCATCAGGCTCATACGGATACACATCAGGTCCGTAGTCCTTGACCAGTTCTGCCAGAATTTTTAGTTCTTTAGAAACCGCCGCATGCACCCGCGCTTGAACCGCGCTGAGCACCTTCATCTCTCGCTCAAGGATTGCCAGCGTTGTACCGACCGGCGCCTCGCCGTTAATGTCGGCGGCTTTCACGTCAGCCGCAGAAGCAAACCTGCGGCCTTCTTGAACGATATCTCCCAGCAACTGATACAGGACGCCGCTTGGCTCCTTGTACGGCAGGAAGGTGATGTTGTCTCGGATTGCGCCGCCGGGGACATCTACGTCCCTAAACTCTCCCGGCATGATCGGCGTGTCATCACCCTTAATCCGTAGGCCGCGAGCCTTCAGACCGCCGGGAAGATTAGCCAGAGTGCCGGAATCAACAAGCTGTCGAAGGATTGATGTGGCTGACTTAGACAGGCCACCAATCATGTGCACCAAGCCAAAGCCGTAGAACCCAAGCCCCGGCAGGTACTGGTAGTGCACATAGTGCTGGCGAGGCATCTTGTTTGGATCGCCTTCGTACCAGTTGCGGCGAATCGACAGTATCGTTCTTGATGACTTGTCTATCGTAACGATATACGGCAGGGCAATCCCTGTCGGCATACCGTCGTACATATCCTCAAATCCGGGCAAGTCCAGATTGACCTGCATTTCCAGAAGCGTATGCCGGTGATCGTACTCAAAGTTATCGGAGTCGCCGGTCAGCCGGTCGTACTTCTGTTGTATCTCTGATATGTCAGGGCTAGGCGGTGGCAACGCTATGTCTGCGTAGAACCCAGCAACCTGCAACTTACGGATCTCGTTCGCACTACGCTTCATCACATGCGTTGCACGCTCGCAAGTAGACAGGTCTGAAGCGCCGTAGCTGACGACAAAATCCTCTGCCGGTACGAACATCGCGCAAGGACGGCCCATGCTGGGGTCGTAATACACCTTACGGAACGCAGAGCCTGCAATCGGCAACGAGAACAACAGCTTCTCGGTCTCGGTGCGGTACTCGGTCATGCGCTGGGTAATCAGGTAATTAAGGTAGTTCTGAACCCTATTTGCCTGCTTTACCTTGTCATCGGTCAGCTTGCCAACAATGCTGGTTTTGACGGGACCGCTTGCCGGATAAATCTCTTGGATTGTTTGCGCCTGAAAGCGAATGACGGCTTCTGATAGCATGGGGTGGAAAACACCACAGGCGCCTTCCCACGGTGTAGAACGATCCTCAAACTTCAGGCCCAGCAAATCCAGACCACGCACATAGGAATCTTCCCAGTCAGCGCGGCTAAGTCGGTCGGCGTCAAATGCAGAGACAAGCTCAGAACCCAGCATATCAAGCTGTGCGTCATCCAAAAACTCAACCAAGTTTGAGTCGTGAGTAACACCCATAAACGCGCTGGCTTCGGGGTCAAGGTCTAGCAGTACGCCGCCTTCTTCATCGAAAATTCCCACAGAATCGGGGTTTTCGATCACAATTTCCAAAGCGGACTCGTCAACCATGTCGCCCGTCGCTGGTACAGCCGCCTTATCAATAGCCATAGCTGGTTACTTAACCTTGCCGCCCTTCATGTAGCCTTTGGTCTTGCCGCCCTTAAAGTAACCTTTAGTCTTGGGCACCATGCCGCCAGCCATCATCTTGCCTTCGCCGTCAGCCGCAAAAAAAGGCACTTCCTTGCCTTCCTTGTTTTTGACCATCTTCAGCTTGCCGCCACCGGCATACATCTTAGACTGCTTCTTCATCATCTTGAGCACCTGCGTATAGGTTGTTAAATACTTGGTTTACGTCCAGCGTGTAGTCCAAGTCTGACTTAGAGTAATGGATGTGCTGTGACGGTCTAAAATCTGGGGCACCCTCTCCAGTCTCAAACCAAGCTGGGTGCGTCACCCTGACTCGGTTGTTTGGAAGCGCCACTATGTTGCCTGTCCATTTGCCCGCATCCAGCAGTTCCATCACATGGCTCTGCTTGTGCTGGGCGGGATCATCGGCAATCTCGCTTTCCGTGTAGTCCACGGTAAACATATATCTGGCCGGAAAGAACTTGCCGTCTATCTTTGCCAGCCAAGGGCATGGAGTGGCTCTCTCAAGCACATACACCGCATGGGTGCTGGAAGAGCAATCCCAAGGCTGAGCCGCATGTGTCGGCATTGCTTCGGGCCACTCCTCAAAGGGCGTGTCGCCTACAAGCGCCGTAATCGGCATCCTTGCCCACATTGCGCCACCGTGCACGTTTGGGTCGTCGTTGTCGTATGTCTCGGCGCCAGTAAAGATAATCTGGAAACTCAGAGACCGGCAGGGCATCGTGGTGACAGCTATCGCCATCGCATGCAGAAACTCGCCGTGATACTTCTGGTGGTTGTGGGTGTATTCCTTCCGAACCCAGCACTTGAAGTGCGGGATATTGCTTTGCAAAAAGGCCATGCCGCCCCTTAGTAGTAGTCTGCGCGCCTCGCATAATCCGGCTCAGGCTCTTCCTCATCTGAGTGAAGCGGGATAAACCCACCCTGCCGGAATCGCAACAACGCCTGCGTGGAGGAGTCAACCAAGTCATCGTGCTCCCCAGAGGGGAACGACGCAAACTCTTGGATGACCTCTTCCGCGAATCGTGTCTCTGGCGCCCATACTATGCCAGAGGCAAACAAGTCAGCAACAGCGTTTACTCTTGCTATCTTGTCATTACCACGGGACGGTGTGTACTCCGAAACCGGAATACCCATCGCCCGTAGCTCAAAAATTAAAGGCATCCCTGCCGCTTTAGCCTCCACTATAAATGCGTCCGGTTGCATGTCCGACCAGAACTCATACGCCTTGCGCTTTAGCTCTGGGAACTCCAGACGTTCTTTGTAAGCATCCAGTAGGATGATGTTGGGTTTAGTGACCCCTTCGTCATCTGGGGTGTAAAAAACGCCCCACGTTGTGCAAGCAGAATAGTCGGCCCTCTGTGTCTTGAGGAAGGCTGTATCCCATGACTGAATGATAAATTCGCATGGGGGTGGGCGGTCCTTGTCCCAAACCTGCCACCACTCTCGCTTGATAAGTGCGCCCTCTTCGGACGTTGGGTTTTGCTGATATTGCGCGTTCCACTTGGGAGACGGTAGTTCACTACGCAGAGCTTCAAGCTCTGATTGGCTCCAGAACTCAGGCCAAAGGGGCTTGCCCGATGGCATGATTGCCGGAAATTCAATGACCTCCCACTCGTCGCTTCCGGTGCGTTGAGCAGAGGACTTAATAATCTTGCCGGTTAGATCCCGCATGTGCCAGCGGGTCATTACTACGATGATCGCGCCTCCCGGCTGTAGACGCTGTCGAGGTCCGGATGTGTACCATTCATAGGTTCTGTCAAAGACCGCAGGGTCTCCGGACTGTCCCTCTTGCTCTGAGTGAGGGTCATCAATAATCAGCAGGTCAGCACCTTTACCTGTTACCGCACCGCCGACACCAATAGCGAAGTATTCCCCGCCCCTGTTGGTGCTCCAGCGTCCCGCCGCCTTTGAGTCGGCTCTCAGTTGCAGGTCTGGGAACACGGCCTTGAAATCATCCGAGTCCACAAGGTTACGCACTTTCCGGCCAAAGCCCACCGAAAGCTCTGCGGTGTGTGCCGTCTGAATGATTTTCTTGCCGGGGAACTGACCCAGAAACCATGCTGGTAACAAGTAAGAAGCAAATTCAGACTTCGTGTGCCGTGGTGGCATGTTGATAATCAGGCGCTTGAGTTCTCCTCGCGCAATGCGCTCAAAAGACTCGGCCATTATCTTGTGGTGCCGCCCTTCGATGAAGGCAGGCCACATGTGCCCGACAAAGCCCATGAAGGTGGTCTGCGCCGACTCAACCTTCTTTGCCTGATTGATCTGCTCTAGCAGTTCTGCGGCCCTGAGCTTTACCTCGGAGCTTGCACCCTTCAGCCGCTTGGCGACTTCCGGAGTGATAAGTTCTGACATTTACGCCATCCCGGCTGATTTTGTCCTTTTAAACGAGCGGTTCTTTGATTTTGATGCGACCTTCAGGTTGGCCCGCTTGTTTGAGCCGCCCTTAGCGAGTGGCTTTTTGTGGGAGACATCCTTGCTGTCGCCCTTCTTCACCTTGCCAGCTTTTTCCATCAGCCGTCTGGCGGCATTACGCTTGGCGCGGTTTTTCTTTTGCTTGTCCGTTCCGTGGTAGTTGTCGTACTCCTTGCGGTAGTTTCGACGCATCAGATTCCGCCGTATGTTGCTCGCTCCGGAGTTACTGCGGTTGCAGAGCCGCCGGATTCTGGAAAATACCCACGCATGTATCGGCGCCTCATTTGATTGGGCGCTAGTCCGGGTCGGCCATAGGTCGTTCCGCCTTTTCCGTCGGGGAGGCGCGTTACAGTGCTATTTACAGAGCCACCCTTGCCGCCCTTACCGCCGCTAGAATAAGGGGCATAAGTGGCTATGAAGTCTCTGATATCAAGAATCCCTCCATCGCCGCCATAAAGACCTTCAATCGGCGTTCTTGTGTTTGGACCGCCAGAGGGTAACACGAACGCTGAATCGTTGTTCGGGCTAATCTCTGGCAGAAAGCTCTGGCGCAATCCGCCATAAAGGTTTTCAATCGGCGTTCTTGTGTTTGGACCGCCAGAGGGTAGCTTTGGCTCAAACACCATTTCTTCTGGCTCGCCAAACGACTCCTCAATCGTGGCGGGCTGTGCAAAGTATGCTGGGTTGTCAACAAAACCCATGCGCGCAGGATCATATATCTTGCGCGGCACCTGTCCGCCTTCGTTCAAAAAGAGAGGCGGCAGTTCTTCCTCCGGAGGGGGAGGCGGCAAAACAGGCGGTATTACTGGAGGCTCTAAAACAGGCGGCGTGAATATCTCGATTGGCGGGCGGTGGCGCTTTTTCAGGTATCGTGCGCGGAGCTTGTTCCCGAGGTTCCGATGAAACCCAGACATGCCACCGTGGCCCGAGACAGGATTAACCATAGGCACACTTGGTCTTGGGGGCGGATTGGGGCCAACAGCGTAAGGATTTGGGCGTGGGTCCGGCCCAAAGGGGCGCGGGTCCGGCCCAAAGGGTCGCCCTGTCTGTTTCACGAAAGGCTGGTAGTTTAATCCACCAATACCCCCTTGCGTAATACCGTTTCTGCCCGCCATTATTGCGCGCCTCCCTTGCCGCTAAATTGATTTCTGTATCCGGAGCTATACCCGCCCTTTGCAGGAATGCCGTAGGTTGGCATGGCACCCCCTTTCACGGGGTAACCCTGATATTGATTGGCCGCTGGGGCGCCAGTGTTGTCTACCTCGTTTTGCCCGCCGAGGTTGGTGCCTTGCTTGTCCCAACTAGCCCAATGGCGTCCATCATTGCCGTAACCAGCACCCATAATCTGCTGATTTGTATAACCCTGATTCAACAGAGCTATATAACGATTAGTTAATTCATGGCCTCTGGCCGTATTGCCGCTTGATGGGTCGAATTGGAAGTTGTACTGAGAGGTGTCGCCACTCATTACGTTATGGGCGTAACGCGGAAGCCGCGACCAGAACCAACGGTCCCGGTTCAGTGCATTTGCAAAGTCCTCAAGAGACCCATCCTTGTACTGTTGCCAGTTACCTACATTGGCAAAATGCTTGGCGAGCTTTTCGTCTCTCTCCTCTTGCCATGCCGTTTCAAGCCCAACTCCCTGATTGGAGTTGCTCAAATACGTTCTAGGCTTGCCTGTGCCATCATCAGTGCCGGGGATTTCTATTACCCAGCCACCCCGCTCTGCATCCCAATATCTAGCCATCGTTAAGCTCCTATTGAGTGCCCCCCTTGTTCGGGCCAAACTGATTTCTATATCCAGAACTATAGCCGCCCTTAGCCGGAATGCCGTAGGCTGGGACGCTTCCGCCCTTGCTCGGGAAGGCGTTCATCTGGTTAGGTTGATTTGGGCCTCCGCTGGGTAATGCAGGGTTGTAGGACGTTTGTTGCTGTCCACTCACTTCAAAGCCCAATGGCCCGGAGTTCTGAGCCGCAGGAGCCTGCCCCGTGTAGCCGGGGGAGCCGATAAAATACTGGTTTGCAAAGTCAGCTTGACCTGCATCTATCGCGTCGTAGTACGACTGGAAGCTCGGGCCTGACGCCAATGCGCTGGCATCACCTCTAAGATAGGCGTCAATCTGGCTCCTGTCATAGCCGCGACGATACATATCCTCAATCGCATTGTTGCGGGTAATGAGGTCGGCGCGATAATCTTGATCGGCTGTCGCCAGACGGCGCTCAAAATGGCCTACACCACCCATCGTGCCAGCTTGTCGCTCTTTCAGGCGGTCGGTCAGTGCCGCCAACCAGCTTTGGTTTGGACCTGCGGCAAAAGACGGAGTGTAGACACCCATCGGGTCAATGGAGCCAAAGTAGTTTGAAAAAGTGCTGGTGTAGTCTTTGCTGGGATCAAAGTAGTATTTATCTCGGAATGCGGCCTGCTCTGCTAGGTAATCTTGGGTGCGCTTCTGATCCATCTCGCCCCCAAGTACATAGGGGGTGCCACCATCGCCAGAATGTACCCATCCCTGACCGGGAACATATTCAATCATGTCTAACCTACGTTCTTGATGTAGATAATTTCAAAAGCCGCAGAAATATCAAAAGTCACAGAAGCCGAGGACGATATTGCTCTTACCTCTATGTCCGACTTTTCCGTAATTTTTTGCGGAAACGAAAAAGATTCTTCAACGTGCATACCCGTTGTCAAAGACTTAACATCCTTTGACTGAAATACTTCGCCA